TTGCAAACGGATCGGGTTATGAAAATGAGACGAACAGACACGGGAAGCGGCAGAGAGTCCCTCCGCGATATACACATAACTTTTCTGATGCACTTGAAACAGCTCCGGAGCTTAATGCAAAACTAAAGGAAATCAACAGCACAGGTAAGGCGAACCTACCGAAATACACATACCCGCCAGAGGTGATTACGGCGTTCACGATGATGAGTATCGCAGACGGCGGAATGCATTACACGGTAGATAAATGGGAAAGGGTTGGAGCGTTAGATTCGCAGAAACCTTTTAAGAAATCAATTTATGGCAACGCTGCACTTGTGTCAAGACAAAAGGCGGAAGAAGCAAAGCAAAAGGCGGAAGAAGCAAAGCAAAAGGCGGAAGAAGCGAGACAAAAAAACAACATTGAATGGAAACTATCAGACCGAGAAAACGCCATTGTGGAAAAATTAGGCGAATTAGAGGGGCCGGACAGATGCTAGCCGTGTGCCGTTAGCCCGCACAGCAGTTATTAGACTGCTGTTTTTATTTTGCCCTGAAAGGAGGTGATTGAGCATAGCAAAGCAAGACAAGCCCCGGAAGAAAAGAAGAGCAGGGACAAGCTGGAATCAGTGGCATTCCCCGGAGAACCTTGAACTGGTTGAAGGATGGGCAAGAGATGGCCTTAGCGATGAGCAGATAGCCAAAAACATCGGGGTCACGAGAGCAACACTTTATGCCTGGAAAAAGACACATCTTGACTTTTTAAACGCATTTAAAAAAGGCAAGCAGGTCGTCAACGTAGAGTTGGAGAATGCGCTGTTTAAGAAGGCCATAGGGGCCAAGACAACCACCACCACGTACAGAGTATCTAAGGTCGATGAAAACGTCTTAAAAGCCCGGAGATTGCGTTTTGCGGATAAGTACATGGAAGAGCACCCGGAAGCAAGCAAGAAGGAAGCTCTATTAGCCGCTACCGAACACGTTGACACGCATGAAAAGATAATTTGGTCAATCGTTGAGAACCGGCTACCACCAGACACGGGCGCTTTGATGTTTCTTATGAAGAACAGAATGCCCGAAAAGTACCGGGAACAAAGCTATCAAGAGCTCAATCACGCCCAAGCAGAGCAGGCCAAGGCCCAAGCGGAGAAGGCCAAGTTCCAAGCAGAGATTTCACGGCGTCAGCTGGAAATGCTCAATCACATGGAAGAGTCATCCAATGCGCAGCTTGACCAAATCCTGGACAAACTTGCAAAGGGGGTGACGGAAGACAGTGACAGTAACGGACTTACTGACACGGAAACAAGCGAAAGTCCTGAAGAGCTATCTAACGGACGATTGGAAGATTCTGATTCTGAACGGGGCAGTTAGATCTGGAAAGACTTTCATAAACAACTTTATTTTTATGTATGAGATGCGCAGAGTGAAGCGCATAGCAGAGCAGGAAGGCGAGCCTAATCCCAAGTACATTCTTGCTGGTTTCTCGAACGGGACGATCAGAAACAACGTGCTTTCAGAACTCGAGAACACGTTTGGGATTGAACTGAGGCCCGATAGAAATGGGCACTATAGCATTTTCGGTGTTGAGATTGTACCAGCCTACACGGGTAATGAGCGGGGCATGAGGTCTATTCGTGGTATGACCTCTTACGGGGCATATATCAACGAAACATCGCTTTCAACGCAGTCTGTTTTCACTGAAATTGTTAACCGCTGTTCCAAAAAAGGAGCACGGATTATATGCGACACCAACCCGGACAGCCCGGAGCACTGGCTGAAAAAGAATTACATCGACAATGCGAGCGATGAGGCCAAGATTAAGTCTTATCGTTTTACGCTGGATGACAATACCTTTTTGCCGGAAGACTATGTAACGAGCTTGAAAGCTTCCACGCCAAGCGGAATGTTCTATGATCGGGCCATTTTAGGGCTTTGGGTATCCGGTGACGGCGTTGTCTATTCCGACTTTGACAAGCAACGCATGGCCATTTCCAAGCCGCCAGACAAGCCTTTGCATTACTACGTGGGCGTTGACTGGGGCTTTGAGCACAAGACCTCTATTGTGGTTTTTGGTGACGATGATGACGGCAATACGTACTTGCTGGAAGAGCATACGGGCAAGCACAAGTACATTGATTACTGGATTGACGTTGCCAAGGACATCCAAAAGCGATACGGGCGGGGAATTAGATATTATTGCGACAGTGCCCGTCCTGAGCATGTACAAGCTTTTAGAACGGCCGGCCTTATGTCTCAAAATGCGGACAAGTCTATCATGGCAGGCGTGGAAACGGTCGGTTCTTTGATGAAAACAGGGCACTTTTTCTATGTAAAAGACAAGGTGCAAGATTTCCTAGATGAGATCTACCAATATGTCTGGAATGAAAAGACAGGCGAGCCCCTGAAAGAGCACGATGACGTAATGGACGCCGTTAGATACGGCATATATACCCGGCACAAGCGGGGAATCAAGATGGAAATTAAGACCAAGCCCCGGGCTATTTGGGGTTAGAAAGGAGCAGCATGACATCACTGGCAGTGGATGCAAGCCTGTTTGGCCAAGACGGCAACACGCTAGATGATCCAAGCTGGAAGATCATCAACCACGCCGTTGACAAGCTCATGGCAGAGCGGCCACGATTACAGCGCTTGTCTGACTACTATGACGGCAAGCAAGACATTCAAAAGCGGCTTTTTCGCAACAATGAGACGACCAAGAACATCAAAGTAACGGTCAATCACGCCAAGTACATCACGGATATGAACGTGGGTTTCATGACGGGGAATCCTATCAAGTACACGGCCGCAAAGGACAAGAACATCGATGCAGTCCTGGAAGAGATGGACACGATGGACTTGCAGAAACACGACACGGAGCTTGAAAAAGATTGCTCTGTTATGGGATACGGATATGAAATTCTTTACTTGAAAGAGCTACCGGAGCCAATCAACGGGCAACGAGTACAGACTAAAGTTGAATGTATCGACCCACGGGCGGTTGTCATGGTTACCGATGACACGGTAGAGCATGAACCATTGTTTGCCATTTACGTGCAGGAAAAATACGACCTGGACGGCAAACAAAACGGCTACCTGATTACGGCTTACACGAAGAGCAATGTTATCAAGTACCGAACCGAAGAGGGCTATTACATTAACGAATACACGCCCAAAACCGTTGAACCTCACTACTTTGGCGATGTCCCAATTATTGAATATCGAAACAACGAAGAAAGACAGGGCGACTTTGAACAAGAAATCAGCTTGATTGATGCTTACAACACCATTCAGAGCGACAGAGTAAGCGACAAGGAAGCTTTTGTTGATGCCTTGCTTATCTTCTATGGCTTTGGGATCAGCGAAGAGGACCAGGCGGACTTGCGCTCTGGCTTTATCAACAATGCCCCAAGCAAGTCAGACGGGGCAAGCGCTGAATGGCTGGTTAAGACCTTTGATGAAGGGCAGATTGAATTGCTGAAAAAGTCACTGGAAGACGACATTCACAAGACCAGCTATGTTCCCAACATGAATGACCAGAACTTCATGGGGAATGTCTCGGGTAGATTTTGCCCCGCCGCCTAGTGATGGGCGGTAGTAACCGGGTTAAAATTGGAAAGCTAAACTATTTAGCAAATCTAAATAGCATGCCAATCAATTACCAATTCCGTTCGAAAGTGCGGAAAGGTTTAACGACTAGGCTGAGTAACCTAACCAAAGCGCTCTAAATGAGCGCTTTTTGTATGGAAAAAAGCCCACGAAATCCGGCCCTTGTGCAAACACACAAGGTGAAGAGATAGTCTGACCATTACAGAAATGTAATGAAGTACGGGATAAAGAGCCCGTGCGATAACAATAGTGGAAGCTATGAAATACAAGCTTTTTGGCCTTTTAAACATGTTAGCTACCAAAGCCCGCTACTTCACCGAAGGGCTGAGAAAGCGGCTGAAATTGCTTCAAAACGTGCTTGCAGTGCGTGGACAGATGGCAGACGTTACTGGTTGCAGCATTAAGATCACGCCAAAAATTCCTGTTAACCTTTCTGAGGCCGTTTCCAACGTTGTGGCGGCTGATGGCCATATTCCTCGTGAGATTGCCTATAGCTGGCTACCAGACATTGACAACCCTAAAGAGGTTGATGAGATGATGCAAGAGCAGACCGCTCAATCGATCAAGAACCAGCAGCAGGCGATGCTGGCTGGGAACCCTGATTACATGGAAGGCTCTGGCAAACAAGACCAGCAAGACCAAGGCGGCCAAAAGGGCAAGGAGGCAACCAATGATAAAGCTGACAAGTCAAAGCAACGGAGACCAGATCAGAATAATGGTTAGTGGCCACGCTGGGGCAGGTCCTCACGGCTATGATCTCGTTTGTGCGGCCGTGTCAGCCTTGACCCAATCGCTGGAAATCAATGCAGAACGGGCTGAGACGTTCGACAAGGCCGGGCTATCTGAGATTGATATGCCCTATTGCATTGTCAACATGGTTTTGTATAAGGCCTATTTGCGGTCCATGCGGGTGCTTGCAGATCAGTATCCCGATAATATCGCCATTGGCGACATTGCTGAGGACCAGGAATGAAGAAGGCTAAGCCGAATCGGGAGTACTGGATTGACCGGGCCATGGCGTATGAACAGCAAGCCTATGACGATACCAGCATCCACATCGCCAAGATTAATCAAGGCTACATTATTGCACAGCGCTATTTGAGTGAAGAGGTCCGGAAGATCTATGCCCGGTATTTCAAAGAAGGCATGACGGAGCAGGAAGTCAAACAGATTCTTGACACCACCGTTCCGGCAGCCGAATTGGTCTTTGTTAAAGCCCTGGCAAGCACCATAGACGACCAGGAAGCCCAAGCAGCCATTAACCGCTACCTAAGCCAATTAGCCGCTAAGAGCCGTATAACACGCCTAGAAGAGCTGAAAGCTAAGGCCTATGTTTCTGCAAAGTATGCCGGAGCAACCGAACTGAAAGAGAACGAGAAGCTTTACACGAAAGTTGCAAAGGATACATGGAAGCAAGCAACCGAAGAGGCGGCCGTTTACAAGTCGGGCCAAGAATTTGAGCTGAAAAAGGGAGACCAGGTAACGACCAACCAAAAGCAGGAAGTCGTTATCAAAGACAAGAATGGCAAGCAGGTTGCCAAGGTCAAGGCTGAGAACGAGACAGCCCCGGCCAAGGTGACGGAGATCCCAGCCGAGTACACCAAGCGGGTGGCGGGCCGAAAATGGGACGGTGCCAACTACTCGCAGCGGATTTGGAAGAATACCGACAAGCTGGCCAAGCGACTGGGGGAGCTTTTTAATGCTCACGCTATGTCAGGCATGACGGAGACAGCAATGGCAAGAGCACTGGCCGAAGAGTTTCAAACGAGCATGTTCAATGCCAAGCGGCTGATTCGCACGGAAGCGGCATACGTGGCCAATGCAGTCAAGATTGAGCGCTGGAAAGAACGTGGGGTCAAGCAATACCAGTTTTCAGCGGTGATTGACCAACGAACAAGCAAGATTTGCAAGTCAATGAATGGCAAAATTTTCAACGTGGAAGATGCCCAAGCTGGTGTTAATCTACCACCGATGCACCCGTTTTGCCGTTCAATCGCAATAATTCACCTATAAGAGAGATGATCGAATGAATGAAAGCGAAAATTACCGGGGTTGTGGTTGCTTTCTAGATGTAATCATGATCTTAGTAATCATCTTACTGATTAAGCTAATCGCAAGACTGTAATGATCGCCCCAGGCAAGGCGTTAAAAGGCCCACCCTAAAGCAGAAAAAGCGTATGAGAGTTACCGACAGCAACTCATTTAGCAAGCGTTTGTGGGGCTAATATGGCCGTGCATGGGCTTGCTTTTTGTTTGCCGTCATGAAAGTGACGTTTATGGGCTGTTAAAGCAGGAAGGATTAAAACACAATGATGGAATTTCTGAAAACCAAGTTTAATTTGCAACAATTTGCCGAAGATGGCGGGCAAGAAAGCCAATCAGGGAGCGAAAACGCAGAGGAACCGACCACTGAACCGGAAGAGGACAAGCCTTTCAAGTCATTCGCAACGGAAAAGGAATTTAACTCGTTCTTAGATTCGACCGTTGACAAGCGATTAGAGAAGGCTTTGGCCAAGGCACGGGCTAAGTGGGAATCAGAAGGCGCTGAAAAGAAGAAAATCAGCGACATGAACGAAGACGAAAAGCAGGCTTACAAGTTTAAAAAGCAAGCGGAAGCACTTCAAGCCAAGGAAAAGGAGCTGACCATTCGGGAAAACAAGGCCAATGTCGTCACCAAGCTGGGTGAAGATGGTCTGCCAACTGAACTGGCAGGGCTTTTCAGGCTTGAAAGCACCGAAACCCTTAAAGATCAATACAAGTCTATGGCTACAGTCTTCAGAAATGCGGTTGACAAGCAAACCCAGATCAACCTGGCTAAGTCAGCGGGCGCACCGGGTGCAGGCGCACAAGACAAGCCAGTTGAAAGTGAAGGCTCAAAGCTTGCCAACGCCAAGAATGGCGAAAGAGAAAGAGCAAAGAAACTTGCAGAAAGTTTTTGGAAATAGCAAGAAAGGAGTACTAAATGTACGCACAAAGAACCACGTCTAGCCAAGTCAACTTTATGGCTAGCGAAAAGTTCGTTTCATTCACTGAATCAATCGATTCAACCAATTACAACGTTCAGACCGATGACAACGGCCGTAAGTACGTTCCAGCGGGCACTGTTTACCCAACTAATGACGGCAAGGCCATTGGCGTGACTATCGATGACGTCTATGTTGACCACAACCCAGCCTTGGTCGGCGTTATCCGGGCAGGTTGGATCTTGAAGGACAAGTTGCCGGTTGCCCCAGCGGCCGAAGCAATCAACGCTATGCCGTCAATCCACTTTATGGATGCTGACAACAAGGAAGCGGCTCGCACTACTTCAACCGGGCTTAGCAAGTAATAGAAGGGGGTAAACATGAACATTAAGTTTAATTTACAGCAATTTGCAACGCCGATTACCGAACTTTTCCCACAAAAGGATTTGCTTGATTACACCCGTAACCGTGCATGGCCGACCTTGATGGGTGACACTTTGTTCCCAGCACGTAAGGTTAACAGCTTGGAAGTTGATATGCTGTTAGAAGGCAACAGAACGCCTGTAATCGCTGACTATGCTGCATTTGATGCGGAAGCTTCAACCCGCTCACGTGACGCTCAAAAGATGACCGCCGAACTGGCTTACGTAAAGAACAAGATGCAGCTCAAGGAAACTGACTTGTACGCTCTTGCAAAGCCTCGTGATGCTGCTGAACAAGCTTACTTGCGGCGCCAAGTTTACAACGACATTGACCGCTTGGTTCAAGGCGTTTTGGCACGTGGTGAAGCCATGACCATGGAAATGTTGGCAACCGGCAAGATCACCGATAAGAAGCACAACATCTCAGTGAATTACGGCGTTCCTAAAGAACACCAAGCAGACGTTTCAAGCACTGGTGCATGGTCTAGCGACTCTGCTGACATTTTGCAAAACCTTGAAGACTGGTCAGAAAAGTTGGATGTTACTCCAACCCGTGCATTGACTTCCAAGAAGGTTCTGTCAAACATTTACCGCAACCAAAAGCTGATTGCTGAAGTGTACGGGACTAATTCAGGCCGTATTTTGGGTCAAGCAGACCTTGATGCCTTCTTAACTGCCCGTGGTTTGCCAATCATCCGTTCATATGACGGCAAATACAAGGCTGAAAACGGCAAGGGCGGCTACACTTCAACTCGTTACTTCCCAGAAAACCGCATTGTCTTGATGAATGACGACACCTTGGGCGAAAAGCTCTACGGCCCAACTCCAGACGAATTGCGTGTTGTTGCCAACGGGTCAGTGCAAGCCGCTCAAATCGGCAACGTCTTTGCCAAGATCTATGAATCCGGCGAAGACCCAGTTGCAACTTGGGAATTTGCTTCAGCAACCATGCTGCCAACTTTTGCGGCTGTTGACGAAGTATTCCAAGCTCAAGTATTGGCTTAAAGGTGATTTCATGGACGAAAAAGAACAGGCAGTAAGCGCCCTTGTTAAGCGCTTAGGCACTGACGACGCCGACCTTGTAAGTGACATCTATGATGATGCCCTTGCTCAAGTCCTTGATTACACGAACAGAACTAAGTTGGTCGGTAACATGGCGGTTTACGTTAAGCAATTAGCAATCGTTATGTTTAATCGTCAGGGGAATGAAGGGGAATCTAGTCGGTCAGAAGGTGGCGTAAGTGCAAGCTTTGAGCTTGGTATCCCAACGGAGATCAAGCAGGGGCTTATGCGTTACCGGACAGCCAAGGTGGTGAAGTTTAATTGAGACTTACGGCTAAGAATCTTAAGACCGTTTATCTGAAGAAATACACGGCTGTTAAGGACAAGTATGGCTATATCACAAAAGGTTGGTCGACTGCTGAACCGGTGAGAATGACTATCGAACCAGCGGGGGGCGCTGTTAACGCTCAAATTTACGGCGAGAGCCTCAATTACATGCTTGTGGGCAAATACCAAGGGCAGGCAATTAAAGCAACTCAGAGCGAGAATATGGGCGTATGCGTGTACGTTGGCAAGGATAGCGAGCCGGATTACGAAATCACGGCCGTTCAGGAGTATTCAACTCATAAGAACATCACCCTCAAGAAACGGAGTGAGTCCAAATGAGCTTTGAAATCCGGGGCTTAGACCGTTTGAAAGCGAAGATGGATAAATTGCCCAAGATCTATGAATCCGGCATTAAAAAAGGCCAGGAAGACGTTTTAGACAGGGCAGAAGGCTATGCTGTGCAAGAGCTTCAAAGCACCATTAAATGGTCGACTGGGGAGCTTACACGGAGCCTAATGACAGAGGTCAAGCTTGACAGCTCTGGCAAGATTGTCGGACGCCTCTACTCAAATGACCCGGTAGCAATCTATCGGGAGTTCGGGACTGGCCGAAACGGGGAATCATCGCCTAAGAAGATCCCCAACAATGTAACTCTGACCTATCGTCAAACGCCCTGGTTTATCCCTGCTGACCAGGTTGACATTGACTTAAACAAGGTTTACGGCATGCCAAAGATCAAGATCAAAGACAAATATTTCTATCGCACAAACGGGCAACCAGCCCGGCAATTCCTCACTCCAGCGGTTGAAAAGGCGTCACAAGAAGCCGATGAAATCATTAAGAAACGAGTTCAAGAAGAGCTGCATGGGGGTCTTTCATGATTTACGACGTTAAAGAGCTTGTTTATGCAACGCTTGACTCAATTCCAGAGATTTCAGGCCACATTTCCCCGCAATATCCGGACGAAATGACCGAATTTCCTTGCGTTGTTTACAGCACGGAACACGCTGCTTACTTCAAGGATTCAAACCAAGAAGAACAGCAAACCCAATGGACCTTCACCATTGACATCTTTGGCCAAGGTTCATTGGACGACATTCAAAACGAAATAATTGGCAAGTTTGAGCCCATGGGGTTCAAGTATACGGCCGTTGACCAGAACCTCAATGGGATCTCACGCATCGGGATCACCTTTCGAGGAATTGTGGACAACGGCCTTTTGCATGTTTTTGAAAATTAGAAAGGATACCAGATGTTATTTAATTTGCAACGCTTTGCCGCCGTTCCTGGTTTGGCCAGTCAAGGCACTAAGCTTGAATACTCAGAAGATGGTACTACGTGGACTGAAGTTGGTGGTGTCAAGACCATTCCAGAAATTGGTGGTTCCCCTCAAACTATCGACGTAACCACCCTGTCATCAAAGCGGCAGGAATCAATCGAAGGCCTTCAACAAAACCAGTCATTGGCCTTCCAATGTGTCTACAAGGGCGACAACTTCAAGGTCTTGGCCGCTCTGTCCGGCAATCACAAGCAATACAAGTGGAAGGTTATTTTCCCAGACGGCACTACTTCAACATTTACTGGGTCATTCGTCATCAAGACCGACTCTCTGGGTACCAACGCTGCTTTGAGCTTCACTATCACCGTTACTGTCAGTGAAGGGCCGGAATTTGCTCCAGCGGGCTCAAATTTAGCCTCTAGCACGCCCGGGGCACACGCTTAGATAAAAAGAGTACCGGGGTTCGATTCCCCGGCTCTCTATAGCCCTTATATGGGCATTTTGGAAACGAAAGGAAAACATAATTATGGCAAAGCAAGGTAAGACAATCCAATTAGGCAAGTTAACTCTCGACTGTAAGCTTGATGGCAAGGCAATCTTGACCATTGAAAAGCGGTTGAAAAAGTCCATTCTTTCACTGTTTATGGACGCAAACGGCAATGCGCAGCTTCCGCCGGCTAATGAACTCTTGATTGTTCTGCAAGGTGCTAACAAGACACACGGCGTTTCAGACCAGGACATCATCGAAGCTTTTGAAAGTTACATTGAAAACGGTGGCACTACCGTTGACCTTTTCAGCAATGTTAGTGACTTGCTTCAAGAATCTGGTTTTTTCGGCAAGGCGGCCAAGACGGATACGAAGACTACTTCCAAATCGGAACCGGAAATGAGCTTGCTGGATATGGACGACCAGAGCGACCTGTAAAGACCTATCAAACTGTTTCAGAGCTTCTAAAAGACATGTATCCGGAGGCCGTTTCAGCGGGTGTTGATGCTACCGAATTTTGGAACATGGACTTTAACGAAATCATGGTCCAGGTCGGTGCTAATCGGCAAAGGGAGCGGGAAGAGCTAAAGAAGCGGGCTTACATGGACCATGAACTGGCCCAACTAATCGCCTTTGCTTTTAACGATCCGAACAAGATGCCGAGCGTTGAAAAGGCCTATCCATTTATCAAAGACGACCAGCCGCAGGAAGAGCAGGTTCCGGATTGGGTCAAGATGAAAGAAACTTTCATGAGACAGGCAAATAAAATCAGAAACAATCAGAGTTAATAGAAAGGTGGTGAAGGTAGCATGCAACTGGAGGAATTGGAAGTTGTTTTCAAAGCGAATTACGGGGATTTGGTTTCAAAGACCCAGCAAATCTACCAGCTTATCGAAAGCAAGACAAATTCGCTTGCAAACAACATTCAGAACGATCTTAACCGGGCTAATCAAGCAACCCAGAGCGGCGTTCAAAGCTCCAACCAAGCGGCGGAAGCAACTGCTCGGGCGGAAGAAAAGAAACAGCAAGCCTATCAAAGAACCTCAGAGGCCAAAAAGCGTGAAGCCGTTGAAATCCAGACATGGACAGACAACGAAACTAAGGCGATGAATCAAGCTTCCGACGCGGCTGACAAGTTCCAGGAAGCGACAAAGAAGGTCACGTCATCGGGGGACTTTGATCCAGCTGCACTGCAAGAGGCCTACAAGCAATACAAAGCGGCCTCAGACCGGATTTGGCAAGACACTCCAGCCCCGAAGATTGTCAAGCAGGTGGATCCAGGCATTGATGACTTAATCAAGTCTCAAAGTGCTAGCTCCAAGCAGGACGTTTCCGATCTCTATGACACGGTAAACGAGCGCATGGCGCAAGCTAAGCAAGAGCAGGCCAAACTTGTTCAGCTCATGAACAGCCGGCCAAGCGTTCAAGCTAGCGGGGATCCTCTCCAACTCCAGCGGATTGACGCTCAAATCGACCAATCCCGTATTAAGATGTCACGCTACAAAAATCAGGCCAAAGCACTAGCACAAGCCATGAGAACAGAGTTTGGTGACATCCCTAACACTCTTAAGCGGATTGCCAACGCAATGGATGAAAATGAAATCGCCATTGAAGCGCAGAGACACAAGGTAAGCGAGCTTAAACGGGCTTACATTGAAGCAGAAAATGCGGGGCGTGATTCTTCAGACATCAAGGCAGAGTACAACAAGCAGGACTCAATTCTTGACAAGCTGATTGCCCATCAAGATGACCTTGAAAAGTCGTACGAATACACCCAGGACCGGGGGGAAGCCCTCAAAAACACGATTGACAAGCTGAACACGTCGCTTGAATCAACGGACGCTTTATCCAAAAAAGCGGCTCAAAGTGGTGGTGGCGGATTTTTCTCCAACCTCAAGAGCAGATTAAGTGACATTTCAAGCGCTTTGAGTGGCACTAGAAACCATCTTAGCCTGTTTGGTATGTCTGCCCTTAGTGCTAACCGGAAGGCCTCTAGCGGCTTTAGAGAAAGCTCTAGCGGGGCTAGAGACTTAAAGCGGACGATTCAGATGCTGGTTAGTCAGATTATTGTCTTCCAGCTCCTATCGCAGGCGATCATGAACCTGGGCGGTGCGTTTGTCAGCGCATTGAAGACAAATTCCCAATTTGCTAGTTCACTGAATCAGATTCAAGTCAACCTGTTAACAGCTTTTTATCCGATCTATCAAACGGTCTTGCCAGCTATCAACGCTTTAATGAGCGCATTGGCCAAGGCTACAGGATATATTGCAAGCTTTGTTAGTGCCTTGACTGGCACAAGCCTTTCAGCAAATCGTGCTGGGGCAAAGGGCCTTTACGAGCAGGTTCAAGCGCTTAAAGACACGTCCAAGGCTTCAAATTCAGCCAATAACGCACTGAAAAAGCAACAGCAAGAGCAAGCCAACGCCGTTCGGGAAGCAAACAGAAAGATCCAGCAGGCCAACAAGGAAGGGCGTGCGGCAGTCGAAAAGGAAAACGAAAAGATTGTCGAATCCAATGCCAGGGCCAAAAAGGCTTGGGAAGCCCAAAAGAAGGCTAGCGAGGACATGAAGAACTCTCTTATGGGGTTCGATGAAATTAACATCCTCGACAAGGATTCAAGCAAGGATGACAGCACCTTTACACCGCAAGAAAAGAAAAAGTTTACGCCACAAGAAACGCAGGAAGTTCCAACTTTTTCAAGCCTTGATTCCGGCAGTGGCGCTGGGTCAGGTAGCGGCGGAAAGCAAGGTCTTAATTGGAATGTCCCGATCAATGAAAATGGTGGGGCTTTCAAGGCGGCTAAGGACTTCAAGAAACTCATGGGCGAACTGTTTGGCCCACTCAAAGAGGCGTGGGCAAGCAAGGGCCAATCAGTCATTGAAGCCGCTAAGCGTGCTTGGGCTGAACTTAGCCGGGCAGTAGGTGATGTTGGTCGTTCATTCAAGACGGTTTGGACTAACGGCACTGGCCAAAAGGTCGTTGAAGACCTGTTAAACCTCTTCAGAACGCTGTTAAACATCATCGGCGACGTTAGCCGGGCCTTTGCACAAGCGTGGGAAGACCATGGCCGTGGGACGAGCGCCGTTCAGGCAATTTTCAACGCTTTGCACAAGGTGCTTGTCTTACTGAACGACATTGGCGTTTCATTCCGGAAGGCCTTCAATTCTGGCGTTGGTGAGAGCATCTTTGCGCACCTTATCAATTCTGCTCACAATTTGGCCGATCAAGTCGGTGCATTAGCTGGGCAGTTTGACAAGGCTTGGAAGGCCGGGAAAACGGGTGAAAGCATTTGGAAAACCTGGCTCGGCATGATTGACGACTGGGCCTCCTACATTGACAAGGCTTCCGCATCTTGGGCAAGATTCGACGCTCATCTTAACTTTGGGCCAATTCTCAAGTCCTTTGACACTCTGCTTAAGAGCATTAGGTCGTTAGGCAAAGACAAATTTGACGGCCTGTACTGGGGAATGACAAACGTCCTCCAGCCACTTTCTAAATGGACTATCGAGAAGGCCGCACCAGCCGCAATTAACGCCCTGGCCGCAGCCCTTAAGTTAGTTCACACGGTGCTCAAAGCGGCTGAACCAGCCTTCAAATGGGCTGGGGACAGTTTTCTGAAGCCACTGGCTCAATGGACTGGCAAGATCGTTATTGCCGCCCTTGACCTGTTGACCAAAGCCTTGACCAAGCTTTCAGATTGGGCTTCCAAGCACCAGAAATTAATTGAAAACGTGGCCAAGGTATTGATAACGTGGTTTGCATTCAAGGTGTCCACAAGCGCTATTGAAACGGCGACCTCAAAGTTTGGCAGCATGCTTGGCGTTGTTAAAGAAGTTTGGACTAAGAAGGGCGTTTTCAAAACCCTTTTAAGCGCATTTACCAACTTCTCAGGGCTTGGCAAATTCAAGGAAATCGGCGACAACCTCAAACTCATTGGCTCTTATGCCAAAGACGTGGCTAAGATCGGTTGGACAAAGATCTCAAGTTCTCTTGCAACCTTTGGCGGCAAGTTAAAGAACATCTGGACGGTAGTTGCCGACCTGGCTAAAGTAAGTTGGACAAAGATTGTGTCCGGCTTTAGCAGTGTTTACGACATCATTGCAGGCTTTGCCAAATTGGCATGGACTAAGATGCTTTCAGGACTGTCAGCCGTTGGCAGCTTCTTAGGCACTATGGCCAAACTTGCATGGGCAAAGCTGGCGGGCGGATTGAGCGCCCTTTCAGGGGCGTTTAAAGCCCTCTGGGCCGTGTTAGCGGCCAACCCTATTGTCTTGATCGTTGCCGCTGTCGTTGCTCTGGCCGCTGGCTTTGTGGCTTTATACAAACACAACAAGAAGTTCAGAGAATGGTGCAATGGAATCTGGAAATCGATCACAGGCATCTTTGGCGGCATCGGTAAATGGTTTGGCGAAAAGTGGGACGACATTTCCAAGGGCTGGGGAGACTTCAAGGAATCCTTTGGCAAGGCGTGGTCAGACGGTTGGAACGGCATTAAAGAAGGCGTAACCGGCAAAGAAGGCGTTTGGACAAAGATTAAGTCCGGTGCCTCCGATATGTGGGGCAACATCTCTGGCAGCTGGGATACTTTCAAGACCGACTTCAAGACAGCTTGGGACAACCATTGGACTGGCGTCAAGAAAAAGGTTAAGGACGGCGATAGTGGTGGTATTTTCAACGCTATCAAGTCCGGTGCATCTTCTACCTGGGACACGATGAAAACCAACGTCGGATCTTTCGCCTCCGACTTTGCAACTAAGTGGAACACTCACTGGGGCTCCGTCAAATCTAAAGTTGGTGGCAAAGGCAGTGGGATCTTCCACGATATCATTTCCGGCGCGGGCAGCATGTTCGGTGGGATCAAATCCCACATGACCTCCTGGTGGCCTGGTTTCAGCAAGACTTGGGGCAATCACTGGGGTTCAGCCAAGGGCACGGTAACGGGCGCTTTTGACACCCTTGTTACTAAGGCAGGCAAATTAGGTGGACGAATTGCGGGTGCTGTTAAAGGCGGCTGGAAAGTAATCACGGACACTTTTGGCAGCTTGGCAAACAAAATTATTGCCCCAATCCAATCAGTAATTAAGAAGATCGGTCAAGGCATTAATTGGGCGTTGAAAAAAGTTGGCCAATCTGGCTTTAACTGGACATTTGACTGGACGTTTAAGTATGCAAACGGTACGGGAGGACACCCGGGCGGTCTTGCCCTTGTCAACGACCAGGAAGGCCCGATCTACCAAGAAGCCTACCAGCTTCCAAACGGCCAAACGGGTTTGTTCCCGGCGGTTAGAAACTTGCTCTTGGACATGCCGACAGGTACTAAGGTTATGCCGGCCGGGCAGGTCAAGCAGATCATGGATTCCGCCCCTCATTATGCAGGCGGGATTGGCAGCTTTGACTGGGGAGACTGGCTCAAAGACCTTGAGAGCACAATGAACAGAATTGGCGGTTCAATTACTACGACCGTTTCCAATGTATCTAGTGCTGTTGGCGATGCTTTCGAGGACATCCTTTCCGATATCACCCACCCAAGCAAGCTGGTTAATTTCCTGATTGACAAATTTGTTGGCTCAAACAACCAAGAATCATCCATCGGGAAGCGTTTCTTTGCCGGTGGCGTAAATACCATGAAAAACAACATGGCAAATTGGGCCAAGAATTTTCTAAAAAACTTTGGTGGCAGTGTAAGTGGCAATTACAACCCGTCAATGATTCGCCGGGCGGCCGCACAAATGCACGTTCATCCATCGGATGCGTTCATTCGCAATCTACAGGCCGTGATTCAAAATGAATCCGGCGGGCGCAATGTCGTTCAGCAGATTCATGACGTGAACTCTGGTGGTAATGAAGCAGCGGGTATTTTGCAATACACGCCGGGCACTTTTGCGGCGTACGCAATGCCTGGTCACCGCAACAGAATGAATCCTTACGACCAGCTGCTGGCCTTCTTCAACAATTCAGACTGGCAAAACTCAATTGGCTGGACGACAATCTGGGGACACCGCAAGATGGAATGGCTTCACTCTGGCCCACAAGGATCCAGACGATACGAGAATGGCGGTTTGATCGACCGGGAAGGCTACTACTTGGCCGGGGAAGGTGACAAGCCGGAAATGGTCTTGCCTTTGACTAACCGGACAAGATCGCTTGAACTGATTCAGCAAGCAATGCAGTTTATGGGCACGAACTTCAGCAACGGTTTGAGAATGCCAAGTGCATTCACACAGCCAAGCTTTAACACACAAGCCCCACAAACAACCTCACAAGGCGTTAACAGCGACTTAGGGGCAACTATAGTCAACGCGCTTATGCAAGGGCTTCAGATGGCTCAAATTGGCTCTGGCAAGCAAGGAAGCCAGCCGATCAACGTAACCATTCAAGTTGATTCAACCAAGCTTGGTGAAGTTGCCGTTAAAGGGATCAACCAATACAACCAGGCCAACGGCCGTAACATGTTAAGAATTTAGAAGGTGATTATTATTGGCAGATTACAATTTAACGATTTCTGGGACAGCGGTTAAGCCGCCTCATTCTTATCAGGTAGTCATTCAAGACATCGACGCAAAAGCGACTAGAGACGCTCATGGCATGCTTCATAGAGACAGAATTGCGACTAAGCGCAAGATTAGTGTTTCATGGCCGCCGTTGACTTTGAGCGAATGCAAAGTCGTGTTAGATTCCGTCAAGGATGAGTTTTTCAGCGTCAAATACCTTGATCCATGGGATGGAGGCATGGCGACACGCACGTTTTATGTTGGTGACAGAACAGCACCAGCGCTTACTTTCATCGACAACCTGGGCGGTTACTATTGGCAGAATGTCAGTTTCGATTTGGTAGAACAGTAAGGGGAATTTTATGCTTTCACAAACGGACGCAGTTAAACAAGCCTGGGCGGCTACCGATCGGACGCTAGACATCATTGTTACAGTTGACGGCAAGGATTACCAGGCTACAGAGATCAACTCGCTTACTTACGATGCAGGGGCGTTTACAGGCGACACTCTGGGAATTGGTTCAACTTACGAAAACTCAATAACTATTGAGTTCTCAAGCGTAGTTGAAGCTTTCAAGCAAGGCTTGACCGTCTTGCCAAAAGTCGGGATTCTGGTTGATGGCAAGTTCGAATACACTAGCCTGGGGACGTTCATCATTTTCGAGGTCAACCGGGACAGAAATAATAACTTAACCACGATCAAGGCTCTTGACCAAATGTGCAAGCTAGAGGGGCAATACAAGCCCACGGTTAGTGACACGGCTAGTCCGCTTGACATCATTGCAGACATCGCCAATCAAGGCGGCGTTACGGTCAATACGGCAGAATTGCAGCACTTACCTACCTTGCCGAATATCAAGAAAATTGAGGGACAAACACTAAGAACCGCCATCGGCTGGGTTGCCCAACTTTATGGCGGTTTTGCGGCCTTTGATCGTGATGGCAAGCTGACAATCCGCACGACGGCAAGCCCTGATTACACAATTACGCCTGGTGAATACCAGCAAGGCGGCCTGACCAAGAACGAGGTTGCATACAAGACAGGCGGGATCAAGGTAACGGTCAACATCAAAAAGACCGATGATTCTGGCCAAGAGGTTGATGACACAACCACGCTTCAAGCTGGGGAAACAACAGGCAGCCAAATTGAGCTGACTAACGATTCGATGACTAACGACCTGTTAACCACGGTTTGGACTGGGATTAAGGACATTACTTACTATCCGTACACGCTTAACTGGTTTGGTAATCCAAACTTGGAAGCTGGGGACTGGGTAACGCTGACTGACACGCAGGGTAATCAGTTCAACGTTCCTGTTAACCAGTACACGATGTCCTTTAACGGGGGCTTGGAATCCACAATTTCAGCCACCCAATCCAGTTCAACCGCTGGGTGGTATGCCTACACTGGTTCGGCTGGGTCAATCAAAAACATGATTGAAGCCCTCCAGGTCCGGCATACGGCAAGCGGGAACAACGTTTATCCTCCAAGCTATCAAGGACAACCTCAGAATCCTAAGAAGGGTGATGTTTGGTATAAGCAAAACGGAAATAACGTTGAAGTTTGGATCTACCAAGAAGATAACGGCACGCTTTCTTGGGTTAGAACTCCTATTGATGGCGAAGTTAAGGCAGATCTGGAAGCATTAGGCACGAAAACCAACGAGGACTTGACCAGGGTTAAAAGCGAGCTTTCCAGTGAAGCAGAAACCCAATGGCAGTCCATGAAAGCGGCTACTAGCGCAGTTGCTAGCGATTTGTCAGCGACTAAGGATAGTTTGGCCACAGTTAGCAACGACTTGTCAGCAACTAAGACTAGCTTGGAGGATACTAGGACTAGCCTGTCAACGACTGCCGCAGAGCTGCGGGATAAGACCGGACAGCTTAGCGGTAGCTTGAGCACAGCCAACAGTAAGATTGAGTTCAACAGCAACGCTATTGCAGAAGTAAAGCACACGGCTGAGGAGATCAGCACCACAGTAAGCAATTTACATGCTGGGGACAGAAACTATGCACGGAACACTTCCAACGAGTGGACGGCATTTACTGGATTTACAGGCACGATCAACTATATCACGCCAAGTTTAGGTGTTTTCTACCCAGATGATTTGCAAGTAGGCGATACTGTAACAATTGGCTATACGATTAAAAACAGCGGCATTCAATCTGGTATATTTCATATACAAGCTCCAGGCGATTCAACGGGCTGGAATGCCGGAAGCATCGGCTTAACTCAGTATGACATAGCCAAAGTATGCCCAGATGGCGCAACCACAACGCTTATTGAATACCGCACACTGACCGCTGACAATCTAAAAAACAGCAGTTTTGATTTCCAAATCAGAACAGATAATTTTCCTGCCGGAACGCTGTCGTATAGGGGATTATTTGTAAAAAAGGGCAACCTGGCTACAGACTGGTCTCCAGCACCAGAAGACACAGACCAGGCGATTTCTAAGGTTAGCCAAACGGCCGATGCAATCCGTGCGGACTTGACCAATACCAGGGGCGATGTGTCCAGCTTGAAAGCGACTGCTGGCGAAATCCGCACTGATCTCACGAACGCCAAGGGCGACATTGCTAGCGTAAAGGCTACGGCGGACAGTTTGACCACCTCTATGACCAACGCACAGGGTGATATCAGTACTCTGCAGCATACGGCAGACAGCATTACAACCACGCTGTCACAAGGTGGGAGCAACTTGCTTTCCGGGACTAGTGATTTCTCTTGGCCTCTTTTGAATTGGTGGGCAATTTCGGGCAGTCAAAATCAATCAAGCCAATACAATGATTCAGAAAAAGTAACAGAACGTAAATGTATTATGACACCGGGACAAATTCAAGGTCTTTTTTGGGGCGGCAACAACACGGTGGGGCAGACTTACACGCTTTCGTTTGATGCACGCTGTGACAATGGCAAGGCCAAAATTTGGCAGATGGGCCTTGAAGGAAATCTCGTGGTAGATGCTTCACTTACAACTGATTGGACTCGTTACCATGTCACTGTCAAGGTGACGGCTAGCAACCAATACTGGCACTGGGTAACGTACTTCATATCGGCAGACGCAGACAACGTTTATACTCGCAAATATCAAATTGAATACGGTGAAACAGCCACACCGTGGAAGCCTTCCAATGGCGATATTTCCTTCCTCCAGCAGACAGCGCAAGGGCTGACTACCCGGGTTTCCAACACAGAAGGCAACATCTCCTCACTCCAGGAGACGGCCAAAGAGCTGAAAGCAACGGTTGGCGATGACACTACTGGGCTGGTTTCCTACGTTAAGGCGATCCCAGGCCAGATCAGTTCAGCGATCACAGCGTCCAAGCAGGCTACAGTGGTCACATCGGCGGTTGACGTGCACGATATGAAAACAGCCGGCTACTACCTGCTTAAGGGCACGCTGACCAACTCCCCGGTTGACTCATGGGCATTCCTTCGGGTTATTGCCTCAGATGGTGGGGACCGGATCTATCACCAAATTTGGAAAGACGACGCAAGCACTGTTTACACAGAAGAATGGACTGGCTCTTGGTCAGATTGGGCAACCCACATCAACTCCGACAATCTCAAATCAAACGTCATCACGGCCATTAATCAGTCCACAGAGGGCGTTTCAATCACTGGGTCTAAGGTTACCCTGGACGGTAATGTAAACGTTGCTCCAGGCTTCACGTTAAGTGCTGATTACATCAAAGCGGGGAAATTGAGCGCTGACCGGGTTTCTGGTGGGGAACTGAACTTCAGCAATATCACTGTTAAAGGATTGACGGCCAATTCAATTAGTTCCGGCAGAATTTCCGGGCAGAACTTGAACATCAACCTTGACAATGGGGTAGTCGAGTTCACAAAAGGAAATCTGCATTCAACAGATGGCGGGTTCAACATTAGCATTGATACCAAATCCTTCTACCTCGATATGGGCAATGACACCAAGCTTTGGATTAACGGTAATGGCTTCCATCTTCAAGAAAGCGCTAGTCAGCACCTTTGGATGGATAAGAACGGATTGCATAATTACACCGACGCAAACAAGAATGGGTTGTGGATTAATGACACAACGCTGAAGGTCTTGAATAGCAGCAATGCCGGGGTGGTTGTTAAAGACGGCATGCTTCAATTCAGCGCAAATCCAACTTGGAACAGTGACAATGTGTTTAACGGCACGCTGAACAGCCAAATTTACGGCACCATTGGCTTCAATAGTAACTTGTTGGCATCGTCTTTGAACGGCATTTTTATCAGAGGCCGGGAAGGCGTTGTGATCGGGACCAGCTCATACGGTGGCGGCTCTTTATTAGCCGCAGACAGTTTCATGGATGTTGGGCAGGCTGGATCAGGCATCAATTTGCCCGATGACCTGAATAAGCCGGCCTCAATTTTTACCAAAAGTGTACTGACACTGCTTGGCGGTCCAACGTATCCAGGCCCTTTTAACATGACCGAAAAAGCCGAAATTTCCATCGGTTGCGACACTTACTATACTCACTCTGGTGCCGGAATGTCCTCTAACGGGACGGGCGTATGTGGAAACAACACAAGTATTAGAGGGCGTAACGTTAACATCCGGGCCTACGATTGGGTAAACATTGAGTCGGTGAACAGCCGGATAGCGCTGAATGGGCAATATGTCCATTCTTACCCAACTTACAACAAGACTACATCCGCCGGGGCTAACGTTCACGTTGCTCAAGACGGGGCGCTTGTCCGCAGCTCTTCTGCCCGCAAGTACAAGACAGACATCCAAGATGCTGACAACGACTACGGAAACAAGTTGATTGAGTTTGCACCGCAAAAGTGGATCGACAAAGCCGAAAAGAAGCGCTATGAAGAGGACCCGGACAACAATAAGAAACCGGGATACTACTACGGGCTGATTGCCGACGATCTTGACGCCGCTGGCCTTGACATGCTTGTAAACTACGGGGCAGAGGGTGAAGTTGAGGGTATTAACTACGACCGTTTAGCCGTTGCCCTGCTTCCGGTGATTAAGTCACTCAAAGACCAGGTAGCAAGCTTGAAAGAGCAGCTCAAGGCACTGACTAAATAGAAACGGGGGCAGGCATGAGCGAAACCAGACCGCCACCAAGGAGGCGGAAACCAGTGTTAATCAATCTACAAGGCCACAAGGCCTATTTTTTATCGAAAAAGGAGAACTAAAATGATCGTTTACATTGCAAATGACTCTTACCAACGTGACGAAACGGGCGCTATTTTGTCCATGACCGCCGCTGTCGAGGGACGCAGCCAAGAAAGCGGGGAATCACTTAACTCTTACGTGAAATTAACCAAGGAAGACTTGGGCGATGGCGTGACCTTTGAAGAGCTGACTTACAACGCCAAGGTTGAAGCCTGCAAGAAGAAGATGATCGCATGGCTTCAGGCAGCCAACACCAGCAATCAAGCAGCTAATACCAGTAAGTAGGGGGCGAAATATGGATAAGGGAGTTTCACAAGATTCAATGATTCGGGCACTTCTGGCCAAGGTTAACGAATTGAGCGGGGAAAACATTAAGCTTATGGCTACAGTCTACGATTTGGAAGACAAGCTGAAGAAAGCTGAAGGTGATGGCGATGAAAAGAAAGAGTCTGAAAAAGCTGATTAACAGCGCTAAGCAGAACGTTCTTCACATCATCATTGGCGCTAATCTGGCCGTAATTGGGACTATGCTGTTATTACATCACCACTATTTCTTTTGGCTGCCACAACCAGAGTGGATTACAGCCATTGAAAATGACAGCGTGGTCGGCTTTGTTGGCATTGCGACGGGCGTTGGCTTAATTTCATGGGCGTTTGACGAAAAGAAACCAATCGAGCTTAACAGAATCCTTGTTTCAACCGCTAGCGCCTACTACGCCTTATTGAGCGCAACAGAGCTCTTGTCCGGGCTGTTTTCTCCTCGGGGAGTTCCAAACATGATGACGGCTGGGGTTACCGAGCTTGCGCTATTGTTTGTAACTCTTTACATGGCAAAGATCAGTCCAACGAAAGAGGATGATGATGACAAATAGAAAGGGTGGTTCTGATTAATTGGAGAGACATTATAATCAAAGCGCTGCCCTTGATTCCGACTCTTCTCATGTACTATGCATCCTATAGGCTAAGCATGGATAAGAACGCAAAAGAAGAGAAACAAGACCAGTTCGAACGGCTAAGCAAGGAAAATGAGCGCTTGACGGGAGAGCTGGCTAAGAAAGACGAGAAAATTGAAGAGCTTCAGGAAGAACTCTATGAAGCTCGTAAAGCTGCAACTCTGGCACCGAGCCAGATAGAAAGAAAGGATTAAAAAATGACAGCTAAAGATTGGTATGACGTTATTTTCGCATTGGGCACGATTGCCCTGGCAGTGATCGCAAGCCTTTACTTGCACTATAAGGCCAAGATTGACACCAAGACGGCGGCTGGCAAGGCCTTCGATACGATCGGTAAGCTGGCCGTTTGGGCGGTCAATGAGGCCGAATTTAGCGGCATGGCAGGTGATGAGAAGCGTGAATACGCCGCTGAGGTTATCACCGAACAGCTCCAACGCAAGGGGATTACTGGCATTACCAAATCCACCGTTTACGGGGCTATTCAAGCCGCTTGGGCGGCCGCAGACTTCAACCATGGGGAAACTACCAAGACTGAAGGAAAGCCCGCAGAGAGCCAAAACACGGTTTCTGGCGACTCAGCAAGCCGCTTGGCTATGGATGACGCACCAGTGGAGGTGAAGAATAATGGCTAGAACCTATGGTGTTGACGTTGCTGTTTACCAGCCGACAGACCTGTCCGTCTACCACAAGGCAGGCGCTAGCTTTGCTATCGTGAAGCTGACCGAAGGGACTGACTACTTCAATCCCCGGGCAATGAGTCAGGTAGCAAGCTCACGAGCTAACCATTTGTACACGCACGCCTACCACTTTGCCAACTTTGGGTCATCCACTACCCAGGCAAAGAAGGAAGCAGACTACTTTTTAAGTTGGGCAAGGAAGGCCAGCATCTCAAAGAAACGCATGCTCTGGCTTGACTGGGAAGCATCTAGCGCTAACCGGGTTGACGGGGGGAGAACGGCCAATACGGCGGCTATTTTGGCCTTTATGACCACGATCAAGGCCGCTGGCTACCGCCCGGGGCTCTATTCCGGGGCTTCTCTCATGCGTACAGCAATTGACACGTCGCAAATCGTCAAGAAATTTGGGACTTGCCTTTGGGTTGCGAGTTACCCAACTATGGACGCTGTTTCAACCGCCGATTTCAACTACTTCCCAAGCATGGACGGGGTGGCGATTTGGCAATTCACCAGTAACTGGCACGGGCTGAACGTGGACGGGAACGTGGCTTTGGTCGACCTTAACCAGGCTACAGAGCAAAAGAAGGCTGCACCAAAGAAGGTAGAAAAAGCCAAGCCAAAGGCTATGGAAACATTTTTGGTCTATGCTCCAGTTATCAACAACAACCCTAACTGGAAGATCGCTTTGCGTGACGGTGACGGTCATTTGACTGGCAAGTACATCAAGACCAATTCCCGCTGGAAGGTGTTTGACACCAAGCAAATGAAAGGCGGAACGTGGTACAAATTGGGGACTGACCAGCAATGGGCCCCAGCCGCTTACCTGAAGAGAATTTAATAGAAAAAACGACTTTTTGGGAGAAATCTCAAAAAGCCTTTTTTTGTGCTCTTCGTGCTGTTTGAGCACCCGGCCGCCAAAGTGGGAACCAGAACGGGAACCAAAATGGTGACCGCTAGTTTATCGTAATGACCACAAATAGCGTTAAATCAAGGCCGGGAATCGCTAATGATCGCTAGTTTCTAATAAGAAATTCCCCTCATCTCCATTTAGTCAGTGCTATAAGCATTGATATAGCAACGTTTCTAGCCCATATCGGGAACTAAACGGGAACCAAGCATCAAAAAAGACACGTAAGTTTAAAACTACGTGTCTTTTTTTGTGCCCAAATCGTTCAAAATTTCTTCTATTCGATCATCACTCTTTTGGCGTAATTCGTCAATAAGATAGGCGTATTTTCTCGCAGTAATTGCCATGTCAGCGTGGCCAAGCCGTTTGCTTATGGCGTAAAGTGGGACGCCCTCATATAGGAGCAGGGCAACGTGACTGTGCCGCAAGCTGTGAAAATGGAAATCTTGTTTAACCAGACCGCAGGCTTTGAGCTGCTTTTTCAGAGTCTTGTTAACGGCGCTGGAAGAGATATAAGAACCGTCAACGGCCGCAAACACCCGCTCTTGGTGATTAGCCTTGAGAGGTTCGATCATCTCTAGGAAGCCCGCAGAGACCCGCACAGTCCGCTTAGAGCTTGCTGTTTTCGGCTCTTTAGTCCGTTTAGCTGGATAGTCGTAAGACTTGGTTACAGAAATAGTATGGCCTACATAATCGATGTCAGACCATTCTAACGCTAGTATTTCGCCAAGCCTCAGACCGGTATAGATTGCGCACAATATCATATAGCGGCTAGTGTAATTAGGCTTAACACCACTCAAGAGGGACTGGATCAGCATTTTTATTTCAGCAACAGACAAGTATTCAACCTGCATTGTGTTAGATTCATTCCAAACCAAGTTTATTCGGTCGGTAAAGTTAGAATGGACTATTCCTTCACTCATGGCATCGGATACGCAAGACCTGATTGTCCCGTGAACCTTTTGCATAGTCGATTTACTATGATCTGAGCCATATTCATTGATAAATTGTTGATACTGCCGCCGGGTTACCTTAGCCAATTTAGCCTGGCCAAAGTAATCTACAATCCTGCCGTGGACGTGTCTATAGCGGTTTTGTGTATTAGCGCTGGTATTGGGTATTTTGTACGTGTTAGCCCAATCGCTGAAATAATCAGCAAAAGTGGGATCCTGGTGGGAGATCTGGTTCTTTCCCTTGGCGACCTCCATTTCACTGGCCCATTGCATCGCCTGCCGCTTAGTGTCAAAGCCCTGTTTTGACTTTGTATGACGCTTTCCGTCTACACCATTCCAAGAGACTTTGGCCCGCCATTTTCCGCTTCTCTTTTCGATATAAGCCATGGTACCCTCCTTTTGACACTAACAATAGTTTTATCGTAGTTATGTTTTTTATGCCCAATGTTGATATAATAAAAGGGTGCAAAATTTATCTTACAAAAACTGTGGACAACTCTTGAAAAAATTTACTTAATCGAATATAATAAAAATATCGATAGAGATAACTTGCGAAGGAGTTACACTGAGTTCCCGAATGGGAGTAAGGCAATGGCCGAGAATTCTCATGTGCCTGGGGTTATCTTATTTTTTTGCCTTTAATCGTTCCTGTTTGATGTGTAGAATTATCGAGT